GAGGCACGAAAACCTCCGCACTGTTTTGCGCCAGCATGGCCTGCAAGGCGTTGACGCTTACCTCGCGCATTACGGCACCGTTACCAGTTCAAGCGCCACCGACCAGCGGTCGACGGTCGACTCCATGAACGCATAGCTGGGACGCTTGGCGAACTGATAGGTAGCCAGGTCGCTAGAACGAAAATCGATCCAGTCGAACGGCAGCACATCGGCCAACGTAACGGCTACGAAGTTTTTCAAGGTCGCGATCTGGTCAGCATCGAGAACTAGCGTGCAGGTTAGTTTTTCCGGCACGGCGGTGAAGCGGCGGCGGCGCTTTGGCGCTCCGGTTTCCATGTTCGTGACAATGACCGGCTCGACCAGCGCCATGTAGCTGACGCCTTGCTCGGATGGAGACGGAAGGTTAGCGGGCCATGTTGGGTTAGCCATCTCAGCCTCCCACCGGCACGCCAGCGCGCCGCACGTTATAGGTTCGCTGCATGGCTTTGCCGAAGTTGCTGGTGGGGTTGCCTGCGTTGGCGGCCATGCGGTCGTCTACCTGCTTCATCAGCACGGTGATGATCGACTCGCCATTGCTGCCGGTGCTCTGCGTGACCTTGGGCTGCACGTCGGTATGGTTCTCGATCACCACCTGCACGCCGCCGCTGTTACTGCCGCCACCTACCGCCTGCACGCCGAGCTTTCCATCACTGCCACGCGTCAGCGGCATGATGGCCTCGTCGCCTTCCTCGCCCATGATCCCCGCTCCCTTGGCGAAGGCGAACATGGTCGGCTGGCTGACGATCTGCCCGGAGTAGGCGGATAGGCTTGGCGATCCGTACACGCCGCCCTTGGCGTTGTAGCTAACGGTCTGCGTACCGGACGAAGCGAAGTTGCTGTATTGCCCCGTGCCGGTAGCTGCGCCGGCGCCGCCGCCATAGCTCACGCCAGTGAACATGCCGAGTACCGCAGAGAGCGCCTGCGACTCAAGCACCCGAGCCTCCATACGGGCCAGGTCGGAGATGATGGAAGTCACCAGCCCCTTGAAGTTGAGCTTGCCGGTCGTCGCAAACGTTGCCAGTGCGTCGCCCATGCTGGTGAAGGCATTGCCGAACACCTGCGCCGTCATGCCGGCGACATTGGCGCCCGCGTCGGCGTAGTCCTTCATCGCTGACTTGGCGCCGTTTAGCCAGCTACCTTGCGCCGCGTCGATGCGCTTGAAGCCGTCCTGCATCGCTGCGACGTTGGCGTTGGTCGATGCCTTGACCGTCTGCACGTCATGCTCGTACTGATCCTGCGATATGCCGCCCGATTCGCCGCGCTGGCCTTTCTGACGCTGTAGCGCAAGGTTCGCGAGCGCATCCGCCTCGTCGGCGTAGGCTTTGGAGATTTCCTGCGTCCGCTGGATCTCCTTGGCGCCCATGCCGACCGCATTCACCTGGTCGTCGATGGAGCGCTGTAGCGCCTGCGACTTCTTGGCATAGGCTTGGTCGAACGCCTGATTCGCCTCGTCCTGCTTCGCCCGATTGAGGTCGAGCGTCTTCTGCAAGTCCTGCTGGCCTTGGTTGAACAGCGCCGCCGCCTGAGTGGCGTCGTGCCCCTTAGCCATGTACACGTTCATCTGGTCGGCAAGGTTGGCAATGCCCTGCTCGTACTGCGTCAACGCGGGATCGTCTGCCGTTATCGACTTGACATCGAGCGCGTTCACCTGCCCCTGGAAGGTGGCTAAGGCGTTGGCACTTGGATCGCTTGCGGCACGCGACGCCACGCCAGCAGACGCGGCGGGTTGCTTGTACTTCTTCTCAATAGCCGCCAGCGCGATATCCTGATCTTTCAGGTATTCGTCGCGGTTGTTCGGATTGCCCGCAATGTCGCGTTGCGTCATCGCCTTAACGTCGGCGATTTCCTTCGCCTTGGCCTGATCCGACTTGGCGCTCTTGAGGATCGTGTCCCAGCGATCGCTATCCTTCTTCAGGATGTCGTTCGTCTTCGCCGCTGAGCTGTCTGTCTGCGCGACCCATGACTCCATGTCCGCGCCGGCCTGCGCCTGCGCCTTACGGCTGATCGCGCCGTTGATGAGTGTTTCCGAATCACCGCCTGACGATGCGCCATTGCGGATCGTCGCCAGCAGCTCCGCATCGGTTGCCGACGCGGGAAGACCAGCATTGCGCTTGTAACCGGCTAGGTCGGCGTTGGCTGCGGCAAGGTCTTGCGTGTTGGAGCCAGGCGCACCGACGTTCGCCACCGCGCCCCATGCGGCCTTTGCCGCCGATTCGAGACCATGAAAGTAGCTGGTGAGGCTTCCGACATCCGCCTCTTGCGCCACGGCGCGATCGTGCAACGCCGATGCGGCGGCCGTCTGCGCGATAGCTGCGGCCAGCTCGGTATCGCCCTGCTCCTGAAGCGCCTTGATGTTCTCGTACTGCGTGAGCGTCAGGAAGTGCAGCTGATCGTCGAGCGCCTTGACCGCCTTCACCGGATCGGACTGCATGCGGATGAAGACTTCAGACGCCTTCTCTGCGCTGATCCCGGTCACCTCAGACAGGTCAACCGACGCCTGAGCGAGTTCCTGCAACGTATTGCCGGACACCTTGCCGGTCGCCACCAGCGACGACAGCATATCCGTCGCCTGCATGGTGCTGGTGCGCGTGGATGTCAGCGCGTCGGCCATCACCCGAACCTGACCCGCCGTCACGCCGGCATAGTCGCCGGTCGAGCGGATCGAGTTGGTCAGCTTGTCCTGTTCGTTCGATCCTTCAACGACGGCAGTAACCAGCAGGCCAATCGCAGCGGCTGCCCCGGCGATCGCGAAGCCCATCGGCGTGAACAGTTTGCCGAGCACGCCCGAAGCATTCGCCAGCGCCGCGAAGGATCGCTTCATGCGTCCGAAGTTGCCCGACAGCGCCTCGCTCATGATCGTGGCCGACTCGGACACCACGCGCGAGTTCGCCTTGAACGCGACGGCCTGAACTTCCGTGGCCGCAGTCGTCTCAACAGCCGCCACAGTCGCCGCCTTTTCGACGCCGACGAAGGCTTCCATGCTCGTCATCTGCGCGTCTTGCGCAGCCACAGCCGCCTGTATGGAGGCAATCTCGGCGTCCGTCAGCTCGACACGCGCCCCCGTCGCCTCAGCAATCGCCCGCTCGCTCAGCACGATCTGCCCGCCCGCCGCCGCCTGCTCAGCGTAGGAGGCCGCGATCGCCTTGTGGCGAGCATCCACCATCGCGGCCGTCTCGCCGAACGCGTTGACGGCTTGCGATGCCTTGGTGACGCTTGCCTCGACAGCGGCGCTGGCCTCGGCGACGGTGGACATCCCCGCGCCAGCCGTGGCCGCAGCAGGGCCAATAGCCGCCACGCTATCAGCTGCAGCAGTGAGTCCGCCCGCACCGACAGCCGCCTCAGCACGCGCCCCAGCCGCCGCCAGGGCATCCAGCTGTTCGGTAGCCTTGGCGACGCCCGTCGAGTCGACAACGATGACAAGCGATGCGGTTTCGTTGGACATCAGTTCCTGATCCTGTCAAGGCGCATCATCGTTTCGACTTCCCACGGCTTGAGCTTGCGTCCGGTCAACATCTGCCAGTGCGACAGCTCGGCGTACAACAACGGCGGCGCGTGCTCGTTCAGCCACTGCCAGAGGTAAACCAATTCCTGCGGTGGCTCGCCGAGTTCTTCGAGTTCCTGCGGCTTGACCTTCGTCTGCTTCCATACCGCCAGCAGGTGCTTCATCAGCGGTACGGTCGATCCCTCAGGCGGCCGCGAGAGCTTTACTTGCCCTTTGGCCCACTCTTCGAGTCGGTCGAGCCGCTGCCGAAAAAACGCCGATGGTCATCCGCTGCGATGGTCACGGCATCGGACACCTGCGGGGCTTCCTTCAGGAACTCACGCACGTTTTCAGGCGTGCATGGCTCATCGAAGCTCCATGCGCGCACCAGTGAGGCATGCATGCGTGCCTTAACCTCGGCCATCGCTTCCTTGCGCTTGGCCTCATCGCCCATCGCAGCCGTCTCGCCCGCGTCCTGCAACGCCTTGTCGCGGGCATCGCGGAACGCATCGGAGAGGCTGGACACCACTTCGATCCAGTCCTCCCCGACCTTGCCGGTTGACGGGTCCACCAGCGGAACGCGCACGCCTTCATTGGCCCGTGCGCGGGTCTTGTACTTGCTCAGTCGGCTCATTACGGGGTCCGGGTGATCTGGAAGTTGGTGCCGGTCACGCTGTCCAGCAGTGCGGTGAACGGCATGGCGAGGGTGATCGGCTTGTCGCTGGATACGTTCGGCGGCGCGCCCGTGTACTTCACGCGCGGCAGCAGGAAGTCGTAGCTGTGCGTTCCATCGGTCAGCGTGAACTCGATGCTGGATTCCGTCTCGTTGACGAACTTGTTCAACAGCGACGTGTCCTGGAAATAGGCCGTGACGGTGCCGGACACCATGCTTTTGCCGATGCTTGGCTCCAGCGTAGACGCCGAGCCGACGACATACAGCGCGGCCAGGTTGTTCTTGAGCGTGGCCTTGACCTCAGTCAGCACGGCAATG